ACCCGATTGATCAGCCCCTCGTTGCCCGGCTTGGGAGGCCGTACAGAGGGGGCTGGCGGGGCCACTGGAGGGCCACCGGGAGGAAGGGCACCGGGAGGGCCCGCCATGCCGGGCGGCCCTCCCATGGGCATCTGCATGGCTTGGGGAGGAGGTCCTCCCGGCATCGGCGGTGGACCTGACTGCGGAGATGCGACCTGCGACAGCGCCCCCTGTGGCGGGGGAGGAAATGGCGGCATGACGAAACGACTCCCGTTGCAGTCGATCCGCCGCCGCAAAGCCGCCGATGAGCGTGGCCTACCCGTAGCTGACAGAAGATCGACAGATTACACCCACAAGACTCAAAGCGCCAAGGCGGACCGTAGAGCCAGCGCCCACTCGCGCCAGTCGTCGAACTGGGCGTGATAGGGCGTATCAGGGACGTGCAGCGATAGCCGCTCAGAGAACTCGCGCCAATCAGGATTCGGGTCGATCAGGTTGGGCAGGCCGAGCCGCTGGTTCATGCCCACCGCGATGTCCACCCACTCCTGCCATTCCATGACTGCCGGATTGGGGATGACGCGCGAGATGATGCGCGGGAAGGCCGGGTTGAGACGCGGTGTCGCCTTGAGAACCGACATCAGTCTTCCCTCCGCGCGTCACCCGGCTGCCAGTGGATCAGCGGCGCGCCCGTGATGTAGTCGCCGTTCTCGACGTTGCTCTCGACGATGAAGCTGGTGAACCGGCCACTGTGCTTGAACTTGATAAGCTGCTCGTCGGGAGCCGTCGGCACGGCCTTGATGGTGATGGGCCCGGTCCGCCGTTCCTTCGCTCGCGCATTGGAACGGCTGACGGCAGTGAACGACAGGTCGCCAACCTGATCGAAGTCCGGTTCGAGGATCGAATAGGACATCCCCTGATCGGTGCCGCTCCCGCCAATCTGCTGCGGCAGGACGACGTTGAACTCGTTGGTCTGGTAGTAGGAGCGGATCGCCCGCGTGACCTGCGGATCACCGCTCACGTCGTTGAGACCAGACTCATGCTGCCACATGCTGTAGCGGCCGGTGGAATGGGCATCGACTCCGGCCATGATCGGATAGTTGTAGACGAACTCGTAATGTCCTGCAGACCGTCCGCCGTTGGGCAGAGGTGTGTCGTACCACCGCTTTTCGACCCAGTTGTAGATGATCGCCCAGTTGCATTCGACGGCGTTGCCTCGGGGAAAGCACCACCAAAATTCCGTCCAGCGCGGAATCTTAAAACCAAACACCTTCTGGCGGTATTTCCAGTTGAGGTTCTTGAAGAACCACTGCTTGTTGTCGGCGTTGGGAATCTCCCGAACGACGCCGTTGAACAGCGAGAAATTAGACGTCGTCGGCCAGTAGTAGATTCCCTCATGCTCGATGACGCCGTTCGACGACAGGATCGACGAGGTTGTCGTCACCGTCGTGAAATCCCACCAGTTGGGTGTTCCGACAAACGATCCGATGATCACGCTCGACAGCGACCACATGACGATGGCGGGTCCGCTCTGTCCACGGATCGGCATGCCCTTGACGATCTTGTCGCCCACCGGTCGCGCATCGCCCGCTCCGTCGCCAAGGAAGTCGAGCGGATTTACCGGGGTACTCCACCTGACGACTCCATCGTGGCCATACAGGAACAGCGTCAGGCCAACCGCGCAGCATCCACCGGACGACATGACCCTGTGCGCCGTCATGGTGGTGAGCGCGACAGTCTGCGGTGCCGGATCGATGATGTAGATGCCGGGCGTGGCGGCGAGGTCGGGCTGCGGCACCGCGGGCGTGAAGGGCGTGGTGATCGTTTGAATTTTTGTCGAGGGGATGACACCCGTCCCGTATATCTCGTCACCCACCCCCACGCTGCCTGTCGCGATGTCGTTGATCGTCAGGACGGATACCGGGTCCGCCGTGGTCGACGCCGAGATGGAACCGACGAACACCGCGCCCAGAACCGTGAGCATGATCGTCTCGGGCGCGCCCAGAGGATGCGGCGTGTCGAGCGCGTAGGTGCCGGGGACGGGAGGCAACGGGTCCTGCGGTACCGGCGGCGCATAGTCCTGAATGACCCGAACGATCACAGTGTCGGGAGCGACTCCGGTGCCATAAATCTTGACGCCCTCTTCCAGTCTGCCGCGCGTCAACTCGGTGACGACCAGCGTCGACCCGGTGATCACGGCGTTGAAGGACGTTCCGTCCGGAACCTTCTCCAGCGGAGTGTCCAAGATGATATCGCCATGATAGACGGGATGCTCGGACGACGTGGTGATCGACAGCGCGCTCGGCGTGCCCGAAGCGAACAGGACCGTGGTATCGGTCGGTATGTCGAACATCTGGCTGAGTTGCCAGTTGAACAGGACGTTGGGGATGTAGTCGTCCGGCGTGCGGTCGATCAGTCCGCTGTTGCTCTCGGACTCAATCGAAATGACGTATCTCTCGATGACATTGCCGGTGGCGAGGTGAACGAAGCTGAGACCGTCGTTGGTGAATATGTCGATGGCGCGAACGACGCCATTGACGCTGCGCAACTGCTCCCGGTAGCCGCCCATCTTGCGCGGCAGGCTCTGGTAGAACCGGCACCACACGGCATCGATGTAGCTCTTCTGCGCCAAGCGCGTGCCGTCGCGACCAATGCCCGGCTGCGCCTGCATGAGTTGCGGACGATAGGACGATACCTGAACTGGAGCCTGCGCCACGGCTCACCTACGTCTTGATGATGTGGCGGATGATCATGGTCGGCTGGACGTTGCTGATGTACTCCGCGTGAATGACCTGAAACGCGCCGGACGGCTCGCGCATGATGGACCCCCAGAAGCGCCCGCCGCCGCTGGCGGGATCGGGAGAGATGAAGGCCGAGCCATTCTGCGGGCTCGCGAAGTCCATCGTGTGCCTGTGCTCTGCGACGGCTTTTGGTGTTCCGGCTCCGCCGCTGTCGTCACTCGCGTTTGGCGCGTCGGATGTGCCGACGACTCGCACAGAGCCGTACACGTTGCCCCAGATGCCTGAATTGGCAATCGAATGGGCCCACACGCTGCCGAAGCTCGAACTTCCTCCCGACACCTGAATGTCGGTGCCGTCGTCGCGCTTTAGCTGGATCGTTGCCTGATCGTACTGGACGCCGCCCGTGGTGCCGACAATCCATGAATTGGGGAAGAACGGCGTGTCGAGCAGACGAGGATCGGAAGGCGTGGCGGTCTCGCCCGCGCGCGTATCCGCACCCGCCAGCACACGACCGCGCGTATCGGGCAGTCTGAATTGTCCCTTGGTATCATCGAGCGGTGATCCGGGATCAGGAACTTGCGGACCGAACTGCTGACCGATGACGGCCCACAGTTCTGGATAGAGAAGTTTATCAGCCAGCGTACCGTCGCACAGCAGCCACGCCTTCTTGGGAGGAGTCGTGCCGGGCATGTCGGGCGGCAGGTTGATGCCGTAGGCCAGCATGGTGCCCGTGGGGATCAGCAGGTTGAGCCGCGCGAGGATATCTATGATCTGCGCGCTGTTGATGTAGATGTCCTGCTCGCTGGCAGAAATCGTTCGACCCTTGCTGTCCAGCTTGATGCGGGGAACCTTGGTGGGCAGCAACGGCAAAAGAGGATCGGTCGGCTGAACGACTCCACCGTAGAACGTGTCGGGTGTCACGGTCGGCACCGCGGCAAGACCGACTGACCCGGTGCTGACGATGCCTGTAGCAAGAGGAGTCGTCACAGTCTCTCCGGTCACACCCGTGACGGACGTGACGGTGCCGGTGGCGGCCGAGAAGGCGATGTTCATCGTCCCGCCTAGATTCCGCAGGATCGAATAATGGCCGGGGAGTACGAGGTCTGTCGTATCCGCCGATGACCCCCTGAAGCCAAGAGTGAAGGGTCCTGACGTGCCGTTGTAGACGAAGTAGAAACCATCCTGCGAGCCGTACTGGATGACCATGTTCTTGGTCAGGGTGCCTTCAAAATTCTGAATCTGATTGGACAGATTGTCAGAAGACAGAGACATCACCCCGCTGCCGTCGGAAGAGTTGTCGACAACAGTGATCAGGTCGCCGTTCACCGAAGGCACGGCGACACGCCCGTGACCCATGGTCGTGAAGCCCGTGCCGTAGCAATAGACGATCAACGATTCGCCTGAGACCAGAACCTTGTCTGCCGCATCGTCAATCTGGTCTGGCGCAGTCGGCTGGAGCGTCAGGTCACCTGTTCCGCCGTTGATGACGACGACGAACCAGCCATTGCTGGCCATCAAGGGATCACTGGACGGAGATGATCCCAGTGAGGCGGCCGGGTCTATCGTGTAGATGGCCGCCGGGCCGGTATTGCGGAACACACGCGCTCGGCAATCCCAGTCCAGCCTGACCGGGCCGCTGCTGTTGCTGGTGATCAGGTTCTGGTCGAGAACTTCGTTGCGCGCCCGCAGGCCCATCCCGGCAAGCGCCGCGGCATTGGAGCCCGATGCCGAAGTGCCAAAGCGCACCGCACGCCACTTGCCAACGAACAGAGGAGCGCCAAGGCTGTCGACGTTGTCGGTCAGGTAGATATACCACTGCTGGCCGGGAGCAAGGGATAGAAGCTGCGTGCCATCCCGGTCGGCCACCGTGACGGCAACGGTGCCGATGTTGTTGAACAGGGCATCTTCACCGACGCTGACCAGCGTGGCGTCGGGCATGCGCAGCGTGTAACCCAATGTCGTCGTCGTGACGTCGATCTTGTCGGCAACGACATTGGTTCCGTCGAGCGACTCGAACGGCCACTGCAGGACAACGGTCTTGTCGGGGAACGTCGCAGGCGTAAGCGTGTATAGCTTATAGGACAGATCGGCAGGATTGATGTTCTCGCCGCCGAAGACATTCGTGTAGCTCACGATGAACTCCTGCTCTGCGCCCGGTCACTGGCCTTGGCGACATCCTGCATATTGATATTATTAAACTCGTCGTCGGCCATCGATTTCCACAAACCCATGCGCGAGTCGTTCTTAATGAAAGGCTCCAGCGCCTTGAGGCATTCGTAGAGCAGCATGTTGGGCGTGAACTGCGTCAAATAGTTTTGTTGATTAGTCTCCCCAAGGAGGTCTGGAAGCCGGTAAACGATGGCCTCGAAGGGATAGTCATTCGTCGGGACAGGACCGACAATCCAGTGGGTCTGGCTGTAGTCGGCATAGAATTTAGGCTGGCCCTTGTGGTTGTCGTTGGGATAGAGCGCACGGAGATACTCGTAGCCGCGGGCACGGAGCGTAACGCGCTCGTTGTGGTCGTAACCGGTTCCGATGTTGATCGATACTGTATTACGCCATCCTTCAGGTTTCGGAATAGTGGGCTTGGATGAATGTATCTTGGAGGTGAGGACATCACGGTACCCCTGAATTTTCAGCTTGTCGGCGAGCGACCGCTCTGCCCGATTGACGATGTAGGGCATCTGGTAGTTGACCGTCTCGTCCTCACCACCGCCGCGCTCGACATACTGGCGCAGCGTCGTGATCAGGTTCTGATAAGTCATCCCGGTCGGAGCGAGGGGTGTCGCCATCAATCACCTTCCCGAAGCCAATCCTCAACATCGGGCCCACTTTCGAGTCGTTGGTCGGGCCGATGAAACGGCAGCGTGATCGGATCAGGTCGCCTTGCGGGAAGTCGATAAACGTCGTATTTATCGATACACCCTTCTGCAAGGTTCTTACACACCTTCAATCCGGGGGCATTGGGATCGCTCATCAACTCAGTAAGACTGCGCTTCGTCTGGCATCTATCACACGTTCCCACGCCCAGTGTGCTGTAGCCCCGCGTATCAAGAAACTTAGAGGTACTGCCCGACATGACTGCCCCCCACGACCCCAAAGGACGAG